CCGGGAATCGTGTAGTCAAGGAAAAATTTTTTCAGGGCGTTTCGTTACGCAAAATCGGCAGGAAAGGAGTGAACGCCATGCCAGAAAGTGAAGGAAGCAGATCGCCAGTAAATGCGCAGAAGCCAGACGTCATCGCCAAACTGTTCGGCGTGTCAGTTCGCCGGGTGCAGCAGCTCACACAGGAGGGCATCATCAACACCATCCGCGTCGGTAACGCTAACAGGTACGACCTGCTCCCTACTATACAGAAATACATCAAGCACCTCCAAGAAAAGGCCAACGGTTGGGAGTCCAAAAAGGACGACGGATCCGAAAGCAGGAAGCTGAAGGCCGAAGCAGACCTGAAGGAAAGCAAGGCGAAAATGGCCGAGCTTGAGCTCAGGGAGCTGGAGGGCAAGATGCACCGCAGCGAGGACGTCGAAGCGATGACCGTGGATCTGGTTTTCACAATCCGGAGTATGATCATGGCCCTACCCGGACGCCTCGCCGTTGACGTGGCCAACATCACAACAGCGCCGGAGGCTTCGGAGCTTATCAAGCAGGAATGTCACAACATCCTCAACGAGCTCGCGAACTACCGGTACGATCCCGAAGCATACAAACGGCGGGTACGGGATCGCCAAGGCTGGAGAGAGCTGGAGGACGATGACCCGGGCGACTAAGCGGGAGATCGAGAGGCTCAACGCTGCTGTCTCAGGAGCGGTCAAGAACTTCGCACCACCCGAGAGCCTCACCGTGGCAGAATGGGCCGATAGGAACCGCCGCCTCTCACCCGAGAACTCGGCAGAGGCAGGGCCGTGGAGAACCTCAAGAACCCCATACCTGAAGGAGCCGATGGAAGCCTTCAACGATCCGAAAGTTCACAAGATCGTAATGGTCGCAGCTTCGCAGGTCGGCAAGTCTGAGCTCGAGCTGAACATCATCGGCTACATCATAGACCAAGATCCCGGGAGCATCCTATTCGTCCAACCTACACTTGAGGACGCCCGGAAGTTCAGCCGGCTGCGTGTCGCTCCAATGATCCGGGACAGCAAGCCCCTGAAAGCTAAAGTCTCAGACATAAAGACAAGAGACAGCGGCAACACCATCCTCCAGAAGTCCTTCCCCGGTGGTATGCTAACGATCACCGGATCAAACAGTGCCTCTGCCCTGGCATCAACTCCAGCCCGGTACATACTGGGCGACGAGCGTGACCGCTGGGCCATAAGCGCCGGTACCGAGGGAGATCCGTGGTCGCTGGCCGAAGCCAGACAGGCCACCTTCTACAATGCCAAGGCCATCGAGGTCAGCACGCCGACCATTAAAGGATCCAGCAACATCGAGGCGTCCTTCTACCTCGGCACACAGGAGCGGTGGTGTCACCAGTGCCCTGAGTGCGGCGAGTGGCACAATATTATTTTTGACAATATCAAGTTCACCCATAAGGTCGTAAAGGTACACAACCGCAAGACCTACAAGGTGACGAGCGTCGACTGGGCCTGCCCTTCATGCGGATGCCTGTCCTCTGAGGAGGTCATGCGAAAACAGCCGGCGCGCTGGATCGCCGAGAACCCGACCGCATACGAGAACGGGATCTGGTCGTTCTGGCTCAATGCGTTCGCCAGCCCATGGATGCCATGGGAGAAAATCGTCCGGAGGTTCCTCGAGGCCAAGCACGACCCCGAGAAGCTGAAGGTCGTATACAACACCCTACTCGGCGAGCTATGGGAAGATCGTGGCGACATCGAGGACGAGGACACCATGCTGGCCCGTCGTGAGGAATACGATGCGGAGCTGCCCGATGGAGTCCTCGTTCTCACCTGCGGCGTCGATACTCAGGACAACCGTCTCGAGTATGAGGTCGTCGGCCACGGTCACTATGGCGAAACGTGGGGCATAAAAAAAGGTTACATCATGGGAAAACCGGACACCCCGGAAGTATGGAAGCGGCTGGACGATGTCATCGACCACGTCTACAAGTTCAAGAACGGCCGCGGCCTGAAGATCTCCATCACCTGCGTCGACTCAGGTGGCCACTATACTCAGGAAGTTTACAAGGCGTGCCGGGAGCGACAAGCGAAGCGCGTGTTCGCCATCAAAGGAAAAGGCGGCGACGGGATCCCGTATGTCAGCCCACCGACCAAGGTGGCCATCAAAGACAACAAGCGAATTTACTGCTGGCTCTACACGCTGGGCGTCGACTCCGGAAAAGAGTCGATCATGAGCGCAGTCAAAGTACAGGAAAAGGGCGCGAAGTATTGCCACTTCCCTCGCGGCGAGGAGCGCGGGTACGACTCCAACTACTTCAACGGGCTGCTCTCTGAGAAGCTCGTCCTCTCTCACACCAAGCGAGGCAACAAGTGGACATGGGAGAAGCTGCCGGGCCACACCAGAAACGAAGCTCTCGACTGCCGCAACTATGCCATGGCCGGCCTGAAGATCATCGACCCGGACATGGATGCCGTCGAGCGACGGCTCAAGGGCCTGACCGAGCAGCAGAAACCAAAGCCGGTGCAGCAGTCAAAGCCACAGCGCAAGAAGCGCGACATTTATGACGACTGGTAAGCAGTCAAGGAGGTGACGACAATGCGAACCAAGGAAACCATCACCGCCGACCTGACAAGTGCAAGGTCAAGGCTCACCCTCTACCTGAACCGCGAAGCGGAAATGCTCAGCGGCGGCGTTCAGAGTTATGGCATCGGATCCAGAAACCTGACGAGGTACAACACCGACCTCTCGGCGATCCGGGACACCATCAAACAACTCAAGCAAGAGATCGCAGAGCTCGAGGCAGAGCTCGCCGGCGGTAAGCCACGTCGAGCAGTCGGCGTCGTTCCCCGCGACTGGTAACAGGTTAAACGCCCTCCCCGGGGCTTTAACATATAGCAGGGCCGGGAGAGTTTGCTCCTTTCTCTCCCTTCTCTGCTCACTTTATTTTTGAAGGAGGTGAGCACCATCGAACAAACAACAAAGCCAAACGCAAAAGCAGCAGCTCGGCCAAGGAATAAAGGCTATGGGGAAGCCGGGGCCAGCTGGAAAAAGAAATCGGTCAAAGGCTTCAATGCACCAAGCGGCAGCCCTCACGAGGACATCAACCAGAACAACTTCACCCTCAGACAACGCTCCCGTATGCTATACATGGCCGCACCGATCGCAACCAGCGCCATCAACACCAACCGCACCAACGTCATCGGCATCGGCCTGAAGCCGAAAAGCAGGATCGACCGCGAACGGCTGGGGCTATCTCCTGAAGATGCGGAGGCGTGGCAGAAAAAGACCGAGGCAGAGTTCGCACTATGGGCCACCCATAAGAACGCCTGCGACGCCACCGGCATCAATGACTTCTACGCCATGCAGCAGCTCGCACTTGTTTCATGGCTGACCAGCGGCGACGTCTTTGCATTATTCAAGCAATACCCCGTCACTCCACTCGAGCCGTACAGCCTGCGGATCCACCTCATAGAGGCCGACCGTGTGGCAACTCCGGACTATGCAGGATCAATCAGTCCGATCAACACATCCGGCAAGACCAAGGACGGGAACCGTGTATATGACGGCGTCGAAGTAGACAAGGACGGCAGGATCGTGGCCTACCACATCCGGAACACCTACCCCCTCCAGTACAGCTCAGAGCCGACGGAGTGGAAGCGTGTGCTGGCATATGGAGAGCTGACTGGACTGCCGAACATCGTGCAGGTCATGAGCTCAGAGCGCCCGGATCAATACCGTGGCGTCAGCTACCTCGCACAGGTAATCGAGCCCCTGCTTCAGCTCAGGAGGTACACGGAGAGCGAACTGACGGCAGCAGTCGTCGAGAGCTTTTTTACTGCCTTCATAAAGACAGAGTCAACTCCGACAGATATGCCGTTCAATGAGGTCGGCAGCGAGCTCGCGGAAGTATCAACGGATCCCAACGAGTATGAAATGGGCCCGGGCCAGATCAATGTCATGAAACCGGGCGAGGACGTAACCTTCGCAGATCCAAAGCGACCGGCCAGCGGCTTCGATGCCTTTACCCGTTCCATATGTGAACAGGTGGGTGCAGCTCTGGAAATACCGGCCGACCTATTGCTCAAAGCGTTCGACGCAAGCTACTCGGCAAGCCGGGCCGCGCTGCTGGAAGCGTGGAAGGCGTTCAAGATGCGCCGCGAATGGTTCACGAATGACTTCTGCCGTCCCATCTACGAGGTATGGATGGCCGAGGCGGTGGCTCGCGGTCGAATAATCACCCCGGGCTTTTTCTCTGATCCGGGGATCCGCGCCGCATGGCTCGGCAGCGAATGGATCGGCCCAAGCCAAGGTCAGCTCGATCCGGTCAAGGAAATAACAGCCGAGATCCTCGCAGTCGGCGAGGGCTTCACTACTCGCGAACAGTCCACCATCAGGCTCAACGGCGGCCAATGGGAGACAAACATCGAGCAACTCGCTCGTGAAAACGCCAAACTCGCGGAAGCGAATGGCGCTAACGAAGGCGGTGGCGTACAGCTCACCAATGCCGTCAAAGCCGTAATACTCGAAGCGATAAAGGAAGGAAACGACAATGGGAAAAAGAAAAGCGCTCCGGATGATTAACGGAGCACCAGCGGCCCCGGCTACCGCGCCAAAGTTCTGGAACGTCGCGTCCGTGTCTGACGACGAGGGCGAGATCACACTCTATGGCGAAGTAGTCAGCAGCCAACCGATCGACTGGTGGACTGGCGAAGCACTCCCCGGCCTCTATATCTCCCCTGAGGGCTTCCTCGAAGATCTGGAGACCATCAAAGGGAAAAGCAAGATCACCGTCAAGCTCAACAGCGTGGGCGGCGATCTTTACACTGGCATCGCAATCCATAACGCAATCAAAGGACTCGCTGGAACAAAGAAGATCATCATCGAAGGCATAGCGGCCAGCGCTGCGAGTGTTATCATGTGCAGCGGCGACGAGGTGGCAGTATATCCCGGCAGCCTCGTGATGATCCACGGAGTCAGCGGCCTATTTTATGACTATTACAACATCACCGAGCTCAAGCAGGTGATCAAGGGCTTCGACGCAGCCGAGAGGGCTATCGCCGAGATCTACTCAGCAAAGACCGGCACCGACGTGGACACCCTTCGCTCCATGATGACAAAGGAGACATGGATGACGGGCAAGGAAGCGATCGACAAAGGCTTCGCCAACACATTACTCGAAGGCTCGGGCCCTCAGATGGTCATGAGTGCAGACAAGAGCGTGCTGCTTGTCAATGGCATAAAGCACAGCATCAAAGGGCTGCACAATATCCCCGGGAGCATCCCGGTCAAAAGCGTTTCACCCGCTGCACCGAAAAGTTCGGCGGCTGGAATAGAAAAACCAATCAATCAAGGAGGTAAAAAAACGATGACACTGGAAGAAATGAGACAGCAGTACCCTGAGCTTGTCGCTCAAATTGAAGCGGCTGCGCAGGCTACCGCAACAAACGAAGCCATCACGGCAGAAAGAAACCGCATCAGAGACATCGAAAGCATCGAGGCAGCAGTAGGAGATCCCCAGCTGGTGGCCGATGCCAAGTATGGCGAAAAGCCATGCACAGCGGCAGAGCTCTCCCTGAAGGCTATGCAGAAACAGGCAAAGCTCGGAACTCAACACCTTGACAACAGTGCAAAGGACTTCAAAGCGTCCGGAGCCGAAGGCGTGGGCGCAGCTCCAAACTCTGGCAACAAAGACGACGAGACCGACGAAGTTCAGGAAGTGAACGCGATCGCTGGCGTCTATAACAAAATGAAGAACGGAGGTAGAAAATAATGAGCACAAGATTAGACGAAGCCTTAACCGGCACAGTTTACGACGACCTGATCAACCAGAACACCCCGGAAGCTGACGTATTCAGCGTACCAATGAGAGCCGGGCTTGGCGTTGTGGCTCGCGGCACCGTCCTCGCTTTAAGCGCTGGCACAGCAGGCGACGCATCCATGGTAATAATCGGCACGCAAGCCATCGCAGACGAAACGCTGACGGCGAATTGCATCCTTGCAGAAGCAATCGACACAGGCGCAGCACCGGGCGCAGCAGTGACGGCTCTGGCATATAGAACTGGCCACTTCAATCGCAACAAACTCACCGTGAAAGCGGAATACACAATGACGGAAATCGACGAGGAGAACCTTCGCAAAGGTGGCATCCTGCTCGACGACGCGTTCAGACTATAAGGAGGAATGAAAAATGGCTTTTGATATTTACAGCACACACACCCTGCTGATGGCAGTGGAACAGATCGCGCCCCTTCGCACATTCCTGCGCGACAGATATTTCCCTACAAACGACGCGTCTGACATTTTCGCGACCGATGATGTGCTCGTTGAGTACAAGGACGGCAGCAAGAAGCTGGCGCCATTCGTATCGCCAAGAAAAGGCGGCATCACTATCACCCGCGAAGGTTTTAACATGGAGAGATACACCCCTCCATTCATCGCACCTCGCAGAGTTCTCACCATTGACGACCTCAAAAAGAGAGGCTTCGGAGAAGCTCTTTTCAGCCAGCTGACACCACAGCAGCGTGAAGCTGCTCTGCTTCTGAAAGATGCGGACGAAATGGGTGAAATGATCTCCAGACGTGAGGAAGCAATGGCGGCCGAGACAATGCTCAACAATGCCTGCATCATGAAGCATTACGCAGACGATCTCACAAAGTTCGACGAAAAAGAAATTCGTTTTTACAGCGAAGGAAGCAACCCTGCAATCTACACGCCGGCAGTTGACTGGGATCAGGCAGGCGCCAATATCATCGGCGACATTGCTGCAATGATCAGACTGCTGACTTCAAGAGGCCTCCCTGCTTCTGAGCTTATCGTCGCACCGGACGTTGCTGACACAATCATCAACAATGCAGCGATCCAGAAGCTACTCGACATCAAAAACTACAACGTCGGAAGCATCGACCCGACAACCCTCCCTGCTGGCGCAGCTGTCATCGGCAGGATCAACGTCCACGGCAGAATGATCGACATCATCAGCTACGAGGAAACATATGAGGCAGACAACGGAACAGTGACCCAGTACATTCCGGCCGGTAAGGTTGTTCTTACAGCTCCGGCAGCTGGCCGCACTCTCTACGGTGCAGTCACTCAGGTCGAGCAGTACGACGGCCAGTTCCACACCTACCCTGCTAAACGTGTTCCGAAGTATCTGGCGAGTGCCGAAGGCAACACCAGAACACTGACCGTCACAAGCTGCCCATTGCTGATCCCTAACCAGAAGAACCCTTGGATCTCTGCAACTGTTCAGTAATCAAATGTTTTAAGGAAGGAGCTAAACAATGATTAAGATCGTAAAAGGAACCTACGGGCAGCGCATCGGCGAAAGGATCATACCAAAAACCGAAGCGGATGGCCCGTTTGAAACCACACCGGAACAGGAGAAGCGCCTTGTTGATCTCGGCGTGGCTGTATATGTGGAGACACAACCGGCAGCCGTTAAAACTCCGGTAGAACCACCCACTGCACCTACTGGCACAGAAACAGGCAGCGAGGACGTCGACCAGCTGCCTGAATACAACGCAGACATGAAGCTCGACGAGCTGAAGGAGATCGCCAAAGCCTACGGAGTGGACGCTTCAGACGCTCGCAAGAAGGCCGACGTTATCGCTATGATCGAAGCTGCAAAAGCTGACGATGATCAGGATGACGAGGATCCGGACGACGAAACACCTGAAGGAGACGACGACGGCGAGGCACCCCCTTCTATCGGCGCAGCTGATCCGGTAGAATAATGTCCTTCAAGGACATGGTACAGCAAGACCGTGGCATCTTCCTGAACATCGACGAGTTCGGGGAGGTGCACAGGGTCGAAGGCCAAAACATAACGGTCGTTATTGACGACAACACACTCAGGGAGCGGCAAGGTGGCGCAGAGGTCGGAGTGGCCGAGGTCGGAGTGGCCGAGTCAAGCCTGCTGCTCTTTGCGTATGTGGAGGATCTTCCTCCTCGCAGGGAAGCCGGCGAAAGCATCAATGTCGACGGCCGTGAGTATATCGTGGACGACTGGAGCGAGGATATGGGGATCGCTCAAGTGGCACTCGGACAGAACCGCACCGGATAAGGAGGCTCGAAGCTATGACTATTGTGCGAATTATCGACAAGATCACCGCATGGGCCGAGGCAAATATCTGCCAACAGATAAAGCTCAAGCTCCCGGACGACAGCGCAGCGGACTCCTCCTTTGAATACGCGGAAACAAACCCGGCAGCCTTCGCCCTATTTGTCCCAACCAAGGAAAAGCTGCCGCCGAGCGTGGCGGCTCCTATTCCTTCTCTATGCGTGCAGTTTACCGAGGGCACTGACCGACTGGTAGAAAGCAAAGGCACAATGAAGATCCGATTGAGCTTGTCGGCATGGAACCCCGGCACCCATGGCCCGGAGATCTTCAATCCAAACGGAGACGGATCATACTCCAGATACAACACCCCGGAAGCCCGGGCGATATTCACACGGCACGGCGAAGGCTGGCGTGACGTCTGGAACTTCGTGGACGCGGCACTGCTGGCGCTCGAAAGTACGGAATATATCGACGGCCTGCGCATAGTCAAGGAGGACGGCATCGGCTTCGGGCCATTTATGGAGCAGGATGCGATCTCCGACTGGTACCCCTACTGGTTCGCGTGGATCACCTTCACGGTGGAGCGTGGGCTTGCAAGGGCTCCAGAATACCAAAAATACCTATAATTCAGAGAGGTGAAGAACATGGCAAACGAATATTTATACGGCGCGTTTGGCCACATCGGTGACGATGTCGCACAAAACGCCACGCAGGCCGGCACGGTTCCCGTCTATGTCGGTATAGCGCCTGTCAACCTCGTCAGAGGATTTGCGACCGCTGGGATCATCAATATACCGGTGAAGCTGTCCAACATTAACGAGGCCAAGAGGAAGGTCGGCTATACTGAGCGACTGGGCCNNCTTCAGCCTATGCGANGCAATCGACGCGCATTTCAACAACACCATCGGAAACGTGGGCCCGATNTACNTGATCAACGTNCTCGATCCGGCGGTNCACAANNAAGCNCTGGCAANNACCNNNNANCTGACNTTNGCCAANAANATGGCGANNATCGTNAGCGACANGATCATCCTCGACACNTTNGCNATCGCTGAAAANGTCGAGGGCATTGATTATACTTTGAGCTACGACTACGGAACAAAAACGCTTACAATTTACGACATCGGAGACGTGGCCATGGTGACGATCTCGGCTTCATACAGTGAGGTCGACCTCAGTGCCATCACAGACGCCACAATCATCGGAGGCGTAACCAGCGAAGGCGTTGCGACAGGGCTCGCAGCCATTAAGTTCCTATATCAGAACTTCAACGCAGTGGCCAACATCATCGCGGCTCCGGGCTGGAGCAAGATCCCGGACGTTTACACCGCTATGGTGGCAGCGTCGCAGAAAATCAACGGGCACTGGGACGCCTTCGTTGTGGCTGATATTCCTATTCTTGACGGCGCGACTGCGGTGGACACCATCGACAAGGCCAAGCAGTGGAAGATCGACAACAACTACAAGT